GGACGGGCTTGTTATCTACAATCCCGAAAGCATCCGGCGTCCCACCAAACTTATGCTCCTCACTCACCAACTGGCGCTCTGTCCATTCGATCTTGACGCCTGTTGTCAGTTCCCAGTTCTTGTAGGAATTGAAGGCGTTCTGAGCCTGACGGATGATCTCCCCGTCTCCATCCAAGGTGATGGTCTGGCCTGTGATGTGAGCGTCGATCAGTTCGTGCGCCAGTGTGCCGGCATCAGCGGCTTGGTCGCGGACTGCCTTGTAGTCCCTCCCCTCCGTGCCGAGCTTCCACGCCCAGTGCACAAGACCTCCAGACTCCTTGAACCTACCAAGGATGGTGGTCACACTCGGAACCTTCGTTCCGTCTTTGGTGAAGTACCCTTTACGTGGGGTTGGCATTGGTCTTGATCCTTTTTGGAAACGGGCGGGAGGGAATGGGGCGGCTAAGTCTCTTTACGTACGTGTATGATTTCTCCGGGTTCATCTTCCCCAGCACTGCGTCCTCATGAGCCTGGCGCGCTCTCTCAAGGCGCTTGGCCTTGGCGATCTTGTGCAGGTCACCGTCCGCTGACGTTGCATTGTTTCCATTGGTCTTTGCCTTGGCGCAGTCATGGTGAACCCAGCGGAGGTTCTCGGCCTCGTCTGAGCCTCCCAGCATTCGAGGCACCATGTGCTCAAGCACACGCTTGTCAGACGCGATAATCTGGGTTCCACAGAGGGGGCAGATGATCCCGCCATGCTCCGCTTGAGAAATAGCAACAGCCACCTGAACACGGGCCGGAATTGATGGGCGTCCGCTCATACCTCAAACCTCATGATATGAACTCCGGCCACAACTCCCCATGCTTCGTTGATGAGGTGCAGGCATTTGTCCAGGTCCTGCTCGTCCCGTGGCTTTTGAAGCATTGCGATGGCTGCTGCCAGATTAGTGCGCGCACTTCGCAATTCGATCTCTTCGGCAAAGATGTAATCAACCGGAGGATCTTGGTTCTTTGGGAATGGGACAACGTTATCATCAACCATCATTGCCCCCTTGCTGGCTTGTAATAACCAGCCTTCAGGTCAGCACGATCTGCAACATCACAGGCCGAGCGGAGTTGTGTGGATGGGTTAGCCCGCCCAATGTTGAAGCAGACAATCATTGACCAAAACACGAGGGCGCACGCGACGGCAGTTGCGCTTGCTTGTCCGGGGGTCATGTCAGCCCATCCCGCGCAAGCATCTCATCCAGTTCTTCCTGGCGCTTGAACTTGTCTGCCTTGACGGCAAGGTTCATGATCCGATCCTGAGCATTCATCAGGTCAGGCTCGAGGTCGCGGAAGTCCACCAGCGGGTATGACTTCATGAAAGTCTCGAGGGACTTGATGTTGGAAAAGATGCCGGCGAGCAAGGCCTCAGCGCGCTCAACAGGTGTCATTGAAGTCTCTGGGTTTACAAGAATGTTCATTTGAAGCTCCTGTTGTTGAGCATGTTGAGAAGCCCGCCCTTGGCGGAAGAAAGTGCATCGTCCGCAGTCTTTCCAAACCAAGCGCCAACCTCGGAAACCTGAACCGTCCAGTACCCTTCCCCGTGGCATGTGATTGAGGCGGGGAAGGAAACCTCGCGCAGGCCGAGTGTTTCCCTCATCTTGGTGAGTTCGTTGATGGATTGTTCAATCACGACGCAATCCCAAGCGTGCGGGCCAGATCGTCATCGGAATTGGCCACGCGATCAGCGTGGGCCTCCAAGGCGTCAAGGGCTTCTTCAATGGTGGGGAGGTCATCGGCAACGCGCTTCCCTTCAACATTGACCCACCACCCGCCTGAAAAGCAGCTAATGCTTACAAAGACATCTACCGCCTTGTAGCCAGTGCGGGCGCGGTAGCTTGGGTTGATCTTCTGGACGGCAGCGGCAATGCGTTCGTGTGTGCTCTTGGTCATCGTTAGTCCCTCCCTGTGCATGTTGAGATCATGTGAGTTTCGTATTCAGTTCGTGGACCCGTACCGCGCATCGCATCGATTGCAGCGGTGTGGAACTTCTGGGTTCCGATGAAATAGAAACCGTTTGAGAAAGCGCAGACCTCCCAGCCACAGGAGCGGAGGTAGGCTTTCGTGTTCTGGAGAAACTCGACGGCAGCTTGTTCGCTGCTCTCAGTAGTGGACACGTATGCCCACTCACGATTGCCGTCTGCGTGGAAGCGAACGCTCTTGGCGTTGCAGGCCTCGGCGATAACGTTGGATGTTGTCTGCATGGGTTGCTCTCGCGTGTTTGTATGTATGACAATACGTGCAAAGCGTATTATGTCAACACGAAAAGCGTATTTATTTTGGGCAATAGGACAGTATTGCTGACCTATTTTATTTGGCACAATTCCGCCACAATTCACTCAAGATCGACAGATAGGACAGCAATGCTGGCCTAAAAGTGCTTTTTTGTTCTGATTTTTCGCGCGACCATCTTCTTAGTGGTACCAGACACCCCTTAGCGCCTGACATGAACAACAAGGAAGGCAAGGCCCCTCCTTGACCACCCACATTTTGGTGTGAAAAGAAATATACGTGTTAGGCGTTGACACTGATACGCTTCTGGCGTAGGTGTCGAATATGCAAGTCGAAAACATCATTTCCAAATTTGGGGGTATGACGCGCCTGGCGCGCACTCTCAACATGAAGCACCCGACGACGGTTCAGGGGTGGCGGGTTCGCGGATCAATCCCAGCTCGTCACATTCCAAAGATCATCGAGGCTGCAAGGTCCCACAATATCGACCTTTCCCTGTCAGACTTCTTTTCCATTGAAGCCAGTCTGGCTGGCAAGAAGGCCAAGAGCGGGAAGACTCGCCGCGTGAATGCTCATCAGTAAATTGTGAGGGAAGCAGAGATGCAGATTAAGCCACGAATGACAGTTAGCCGTAAAACTGTGACGACCGCGTTAATTGGTGGTGAACGTGCGGCGTCACCACGAGATGTGACTCTTGGTTGGTTAGAAGACATCATCTTCTGGCACCGCATGGGTGGAAGCCCGGTCACTGCAAGAGACATCTTCAGCCGGTGCAGATTTCGGCACGTTGTCATTGCCCGCGCTGACTTCATGAAGCGCCTGAGAGACAAGGGTTGGTCTTATCCGAAGATCGGAACCTTCCTCAACATGGATCACACCACAGTGATGCACCATGTCGAGAGAAAGCATGAGAAGACCTCAGTCAGTTACATGGGAAGCACACAGGCGAGAGCCCGTCTTCTCATTCAGGCAAGGCAGGAAAAAGCCGAGTGGGCCACGCATCCTGTTTACACACCCTTCGAGGCCTCATCCAATGGAGCCGTGCGCTATCGGAGAGGGAATAGAAACCCGCTCGTTTTGCACGTTGATGCATCTGGGAAGCTTTACCTCAGGCTGAACTCAGGCGGGCGGGGTGGGCGATCCACTCAAGTCCTTTTGGATCACTTCGTCGCCGAGTGCTTCTTGGGCGAGTGCCCAAGCGGATCGCGCGTGATCCATCTCGACGGCGACATCACCAACAACCGCATCAGCAACCTGGCTTTTGTCCGGGCATCACAAGAGGCCGTCATTGGCCCATCGGTGGGTAACAGGAGACTGAGCAATGAGCCTCATGAACTTCGTCAGATCTAGTTTGTTTGCAACAGAAACCAAGAAGGAGATGACTACCGTGGCTAAACCAATGCTTACCGAAAAGATGCTTGCGGACGTGAGGTCTCAAGTCAGATCCAGACCGTTTGCCGGCAAGGGCATCTTCACCATCGAGCAGCTTGAGAACGATGCAATCATCGGGCTCTGGAATGAATGCGCTCAGGCGGAGAGGGAGGCTCTTACCCTGACCAATCCCGCCCCAACACAACCCGCCACGAAGGCGAGTTAGAGACCGTGCGCCGCCCCCCTCGACAACTCCCCGGCGGCGCGCGAGGCCCGCGCAGTGAGGCTCTCCCCAGCCCTGCGCGGGCTACCCGTTCCAAGTATGGAAACAGAAAGGTTGTCACTGAAGAAGGCACCTTCGATTCAGTGCGTGAACACAAGCACTGGATGGAACTGAAACTGAGGGAGAAGGCGGGGGAGATATCCCGTCTTGAGCGCCAGGTTGATTTTGTCATCGAGCACAATGGCGTTCGCATCTGCAAGTACAAGGCAGATTTTATCTATTTCGAAAACGGACAGCGCGTGGTCGCTGATTCCAAGGGTTTCAGGACTGATGTCTATCGCCTGAAAGCCAAGCTCATGAAGGCGTTCTACAACATCGAAATCAGGGAGATGTGACGTGATAAGTCGCACGACAAAGATACAGATGCGCCAGCAACTGAGGCGCGTGAAGGAGCAATCCAAGAAGCTTCTCGTTCAGGGAAAGCACTCCAAATACCGATACGCCAAGAACTGGCTCAAGGCTCATTCGGCATTGTTGAAGGAGGACGCTCGCAATGTCGGATGATTACGATCCTGCAGAGAACTCCCGCAAGTCCTACGATGTGGCGATAGATGCACTTCGTGCCGAGCGTGAGGCGGATGAATACCGCAAGTTCCTGGCCAAGAAGGCTCCGAAGGTTCAAGCTGTTGGTCTTACCAAGACACCGAAACTGCATGAGGGGTTGAAGCCCCACCAGCGGGATTGCGTTGAGTTTGCCTTGAAGCAGGGGCGAGCGGGTTTGTTCCTGGATACAGGATTGGGAAAGACCTTTTGCGAACTGGAGTTTGCCAAGCACGCCTTGAAGAAAAAGGCATTGATCCTCACGCCGCTTGCAGTGGCAAAGCAGATTGAGCGCGAGGCGCAGAAGTTCGGCTTTGATGCGCGTGTGATCCGGGACCGGACAGAGGCAAAGTCCGGGATCAACATCTGCAATTACGACAGGCTCGAAAAGCTTGATCTGGATGATTTCGACACGGTGGTTCTGGATGAGAGTTCCATCCTGAAGTCATTCGGAGGGAAGACATCCCAGGCCCTTATCCACTCATTCAAAGACTATCGGTTCCGGCTGGCGGCCACGGCCACCCCAGCCCCCAATGACCACATGGAACTTGGTAACCACGCTGAGTTTCTTGGGATCATGCAATCCAGCGAAATGCTGATGCGCTGGTTTGTGAATGATACGGAAACAGCGAGCCAGACGTGGAGACTGAAGGGCCACGCCACTACAGACTTCTGGGACTGGATGGCATCGTGGTCCCGCATGGCAGAGACACCGGCTGATCTTGGTCACGATGCGTCCGAGTACATCCTACCAGAGATGAAGATCATCCGGCATCGCGTGAGCGGGACCGCTCAGCCCATCAAGGATGGATTGTTCGCTCTCACGGATAACTCAGCCACATCAATGCACAGCGTAAAGCGTGAGACTGCCGTGGCCAGAGCCGAATGCATCGGCGCATTGGTTCAGGACAAGAACCAGTGGATCGTGTGGTGCGATACGGATTACGAGGCTGACGCCCTGGCTGAGGTAATTGGTGGAGCCATTGAAGTTCGTGGCTCAATGAAGCCCGAGGAGAAGGAAGAGGGGATCTTGTCCTTCGTCAACTCCGAGGCTCGCGTTCTCATCACGAAGCCCAGCATTTGCGGGTACGGCCTCAACCTTCAGCACGTCAACAACATGGCGTTTGTAGGTCGCTCGTTCAGTTACGAGAGTTGGTATCAGGCCGTCCGGCGCTGTTGGAGATTTGGGCAAAAGAACATCGTTAATGTGCATCTCGCCGTTGCCGAGGGTGAAGATCAGATCGGGCGGATCATCGACCGCAAGACATCGGATCACCAGAACATGAAGCGCGCAATGTCAGAGGCAATGCGCCGTGCAGCGGGAAGAAAGGCTGCAACCAAGGTCAAGTATGAACCAAAACACAAAGGGAGACTTCCGTCATGGCTATACGCTGCCTGAATGAAATGCACGGTGACAACTGGACGGCTTACAATGGGGATTGCGTGGATGTTGTGCGCCAGCTTCCAGACAAGTGCATCGACTTCTCGATCTATTCGCCCCCCTTCACAAATATGTTT